AGGTGATATGCCAGTAAACGAAGGATAATATATTTCATGTTGACCATTTTCCCACATCGCCCAATGACGAGTAGGTTCATGGTCTATCTCAGATAGAATACTTTCGAGTAAAATATTTGAGATATCCATATTTATATTATCTGTCGCGGACTCGTAATCTCCTGAAAGGAAGAATTCATTCTGTTCCAAATTACCTAGAGAATCAAAACAATGTAAATCCACTCCATGAGTTGGTTTAAATTGTTTGAATTCTCCTAAGGCTTTCCAAAGTGCTAACTGGAGAGGTTTAAGACATCTAGTGTCTTCTACCGCACAAGTTACCATTCTGGAACCTAAGGCTTTTGCAACAGCACAAGTTCTTACTTTTGGTAGTTCTGATGGTGGTCTACTTGGAAAAGACAAGAAGCGATTGATTTGAATTGGGTGTAATTTACCATTCGGTAAACAAACACCTGAATTAATATTAATCATTTCTTGTCTCCAAGGGTAATCGTTAGATAATTCTGGCAATTCATTGAGTATAAAATTTTGTTTTAATTTTTGAGATTCTATTAACTTATTAGTTATGTAATCGCAAAAGTTATGGCGGAATTTTGACTCTGTAAAGGTATAAGAAAGATAAGCTTGTGGATTATTTCCAGATTTATCATCTGAATTAATACTTTTATCTATTGCAGCTTTCAAGTTAGTATAATAAACTAATTTCGGAGATCTAGCATTATTAATTCTGATTGGAATTTCCAATCGTCTCAGTAGTGCCGGAACCGAATATAAGGTTTGTAAACTAGATGGAAGTGAAAACTCAACTCCAGTCGAAAAATCAATATTTGAACATAAAATTATGAATTTTGATGTAAATATTGTTCCTTTCGTCTCGAGATGAGCCATAGGTAAAGGATAACAGTTATCGGTGACAAGACTTACTATCTCTACTAAGTCATCATTGGAATTTCTATGCTGTCCCCAATCGTCTAAGACAACGATAGGTTGGCCAGCATAGCCATCCCAATGAGTAGTTTGACAGTTACGTACAAATATAGAAGATTGTATTGGAATATTCTCTTTCCTACACAACATTCTACACAAAGACATAACTAATCTACTTTTACCGACTCCTGGTTTTCCACAAAGGTACAAGACTGTAGGTTCTACACGGAATGAAGAAAGGTCGTCAGAGACTTTTTTTAATAATCGTCCCTTCTGGCCACCTTCACTGCGTTTAGAATCGAAAGTAGCAGAATTAGAGGGAGGAAGGGTTTTGAGGGGATTGTAGTATTTCTTTACAATCTTCCCAAACTCCTTTCCTCTTCTAATCGCCTCATCAAGAATAAATTGTGGAGTTGTTTTAGATGCACTACTCATAATTTGAGAATGTTTCTTATACAATTCAACAATGTGTTCTCGTTTTGGCCCTGCTAAGATGGACTTGCACTGGAGAATTGAATGTAAAAATTTATATTTTCTAGTCAAATCTGTCTTCTGTACATAATAGACCTGATTATTTTTCTTATACCGCTTACGAAGTGATAGTTTTGAATTGATCCAATTCATAATGAAATTTGGAAAGATTTTAAACTGTAATTTTCCTTCTGGCATTTCTTGTCCTGTTTTAAGGGAGAAGAAAGAACAGATTGAAAATTTTATATCTTTCATTAATGTTAAATATTCTAATTTCTGGAATTTTTGACAATAATATTGATATAACGCTTCTTGGAGACTTAAAATCTTTGTCTCCTTCTTTACCACACGTTTGC